ATTGTCTTTTGTTTTGCCATAATATCCTCTGTATCATTTTTGTAACAGTATTATATATTATGAAAATAAACGTTTACATTCTCAAAAAAATATAATAGAATACTATTATAAGGAGATAATAAATGCCAAAATATCGTAGAAAATTTTTAAAGCCAACAAGATTTAATCCTAAGGGACATATGTACGTTGGTGTTGTTTGGCCAGTCGAAGGTAGCACTGGAAAGAAATATGATGTCGAATTAACTGATGAAGGATTTGAATGTAATTGTTATGGATTTGGATTCCATGGATACTGCAAGCACTCAAAGGCAGTTATGAAAAAAGTAGAACAAACAACATTTGATAATTTTGTGAGGATACTATGAGCAAAGGAATTAAAGGAAGAGGAAAGATCTCTTCAACATCTAGGTCTTGGGAAAAGGCTTTAAAAAAGAATGGCAACAAAAAAATTAGACAACAAGGAAAGAAATATGTTAAATCAAAGTCAGCAGCAAGCTCAACAATGGATTGATGAAAAATCTGGCCAAAAAGTTGGTATATGGCCTGATCGTACGAATGGAGGATATATTCCTAGATTTTTTGTTGATGATTATCAACCTAAAGACAAAAAGCATTCTCAAAGAAGCTATAGAAAATTTAAAACAGCAAAAGAAGCTAAAAAATTCTGTCGTGATATCTGTGAATTATTAACACCTGAAACGGCTGGTAAGGAAAAAATAATTACAGCAATAGTCAAAACTTATTTTAAAGAAAACAAATCATGACTGATATAGGCTGGTTAGTTGTGATGTATATTATAGGTGTACTATATATTTTATCACCGTGGATAGCTGTTACATATATGTTACAGTCTGATAAAAAAAGTGAAAAAAGTGAAAAAAAGTAAAAATAATCGTTTACATTCATGTGTTTTTATGGTAGATTAATAGTATAAGGTAAATAAAAAAGGAAGATAAATGTCAAACGAATCAATATTTTTAGAAGCAGATAACGGCGGAATCGCTGTATACGAAGGTCCTGGTAACAGAGTTGACTGGGCAAAGAATGTTCTTTCACTTTCAACTGTTATCGAAAACTGGGATCTTTTAGACAGACCTAACGTTTTCTTCACTAGCTCAATGGACTTTGCTAGTGAGTACGGTTTCAAAAGAGACCAAGACGCCAGAATTCTTTTTGGCGAAGCTTCAACAATCGTTCTTCAAAGAGAAGCCGATGAAGAAAGACTAAGAAGAAAAATGAATAGAGCAATTATTGATGGAGTTATATAATGAGAAAAGATTTAGCAGATATGGTAGTAACTATCTCTCAAATGTCAGATAGGTCAGACTTAAAAGTTTTGAACGACGCACTTTTCAGACAGTTCAAATACTTACAACAGCTTGAAGCTAAAAAGGCTAAAATCAAATTTAAAGTTGGTATGCCTGTTTCTTTCCACTCAAAAGTAAGTGGTAAGTTCCCACATGTCGGTACGATTAAAAAGATCAACCGAACAAAAGCTATTGTTGCAATTCCTGGCGAATTTGACTGGAATGTACCATTAGAAAAACTTAAGTTAGAAGGAGCTGCTTAATGCAAGTACTCTATGAAGTACATTATGAAGATATCTCTGGCTGGAAATACCAGTTCATAAAGCTTACTGTAAAGCAAGCCGCAGAGATTGCAATGAGATTAGAAAAAGACGCAAGAACCGTAAACGTACGGGTTATTCAGGAGGAATATGTATAATGAAATGTAAATACAAATATAAATTTCCTGTAGACGAATTTGGTCGTCCAGGTGCTATGTACAGCTTAGCAGATCTACCAGTAGTTGGTTATAAAGTACTCGAAAGAACTGGTACGCTTAAAAAGCGTGATAGTAAAAAAGAACTTTATGAACTTAAAGATGATGAAAAGAATTGGAAACTTGTTGTTCCTTTTGCAGATGTGGAGATAATATAATGGGATTTGCATTTGATGATAAAAGAAACTCAAACTACTTAGGTAGGTTTGATAGAACTAATCAATCTGATATGATGGAACTAAACATCGCTAAAAAAATGGTAAAGCATTTCAATAGAGATCAAAGAAATAATAAATCCTTTGACAAAAGTGGTAAGCCAATCAAAACAACTCCATATAAATGGAGAATTGAATACCGAGGACGTGAAGTCTTTGAGAAGGTAGTAGTTCCAGGATTTAGTAAAGGACCTGTCAAATTTGGTCCTTGGGGCAATATTGCTGGTGGCATGAAAAACGCCAAAGTTGTAGATGCCTACATTTATAGAAGATACGAATACTAGAATTTCTCGGTATCTTCCTTTTATTTCCTTATAGCCGAGAAAGGAAAGGGCCCCACGTGGGCCCTTTTTGTTTTAAACTATATAAATAGTACTACTTAGGAGGATTTCAAATGATTGATTTAAATAAACTAGACAAAGCGTTCTTAGCTGAAGCTCAGAAACAGTATATATTCAATCTTACTTCTCAAGATTTTGGATCTAAGACTCATAAAAAAGAAATACAATATTTGTTTAATTCAAATATATTTCCTAAATTTGATATGAATGATGCCATTGATGGCGTACCAAGAGATGCAGAACAACTTAATAAACTCATAAGAGAATTAAAAGGATATGGTAACGCAACATTTGAAAGAATATACAAATATCCCATGACAGGAGTTGGTCCTGGAGAGATAATGCTTTATTTCTTATTAAATGATTGTACACTTGGTGGAGGTGGTTCTGCCGGAGTTGATATTAAGATTAGAGGTAGGAACTTTGAAGTTAAGTCAGTACTAAATCCTCAAGAAGAAAATTATTCTTTTGTAAAAGGATTTAAGATTGGTGGAACAATGAATACTTCTGCCATGGTTTCTGCGGCGTTAAGTATAAAGAATCAAGCTATGGAGGCCAAAGACATTGATAGAAATGATGAAGCATCTGGCGTTAGTAGTAAACAGATAAAACAAATTAGAAAAAATCCTACTTGGGGAAAGATGTGGAAAGAAAAAGTTGAAGGACCCTATGGAAAGATAGCAGGAAGATATATGTCAGCAAATCCAGTTATATTCATGATTAATACCTCACCAAAACCTAAACTTGGAGAAGTAGTTCACTTTGGCGCTGTAGAACCAGAGAATGTATTTTTAGATGTTGTCACTCAAAATGTTATTAAACCAGTTGTAAGAATAAAGGGACAGAAAGGTAAGGCTCCAGCTTCATGATCGATTTTGATGAATTTATAACTGATCTTAATGAATCTAAAAACACTCATATGACTCATATTGAGGATAGAGTCATTTATGGTGGTGTCAATGGTACTCGTGAAGCTATATTTGCTCTTAGAGATTTAAGGGATATGTTAGGTGGTGTCAAAGATGGAAGTGTCAGCGTTAAGTGGGACGGAGCGCCTGCAATATTTTGTGGTACTGATCCATCTGATGGAAAGTTCTTTGTGGCAAAGAAAGGTATCTTTAATAAAAATCCAAAGATATACAAAACAAATAAAGATATTGATGATGATACCTCAGGCGCTTTGAATAAAAAAATGAAGTTAGCATTACAATACTTGCCAGATCTTGGAATTAAAGGTGTTATACAAGGAGACTTTTTATACGGTCCTGGCGATTTGTCAAAACAAAAGATAAAAGGAAAGAAGTATGTAACTTTCCATCCAAATACTATTGTCTATGCCGTTCCAGATAATACACCATCAGCTATGGAAATTAAAAGAGCTAAAATTGGAATAGTATGGCACACAACTTATACAGGCAATTCGTTTGAAAGTATGAGAGCTTCATACGGTGTTGATGTTAAAAGACTTAGGAAGTCTCCAAACGTTTGGTCACAAGATGCTATGTTAAGAAACGCCATGAATGCAACTATGTCTAAAAAAGATACTGACACTGTGAATGAATATTTAAGTGAGATAGGACGAGTGTTTAATAGAATAGCAGGATCCACATTGAGACAACTTGAAGCTAACAAAGACTTAGCCCAACACATTGAACAACATTCAAATACTTTCGTAAGAGCTGGGCAAATACCACCAAATCCAAAGAGAAGAGTTGCGGCTCTAATAAGATTTATTAATACCAAGTATAAAAAAGAAATTGCTTCAAGAAAAACTGAAAAAGGAAAAGCTGGACAACAGAAAAAACTTGATGCTTTATTAGATTTCTTTTCACCACGCAATAGATCAAGTCTAGAACAAATGTTTGACCTACAAAGACTTATTGTTCTTGTAAAATTAAAACTTATAAATATACTAAATCGTCTTAATAAATTAGATACTTTTGTTAAGACAAGAAATGGATTTAAAACAACAGGGCAAGAAGGCTACGTAGCAATAGACAGACTTGGTGGTGATGCGGTAAAGATTGTTGATAGATTAGAATTTTCATACAACAACTTTTCGCCTAATGTATTAAAAGGATGGGACAAAGCCGGGAGATAAAAATGAGTTTACCTAAGAACTTAAAACTGACTGATTTGATTCTAAAAGAACCTGTAGACTTCAAAGCTATGGGTCAAGATGATCAGATTAAATATCAAAGACATCGCAGAAGAACCAGTTATACCGGTGGAGAATCTGTTGAGTTCAGTGTTAATAACAGTAAAAGAAAAATAAATCCAGAAAACCTTACTCGAGAAGATATAAAGTTTCTTAAACAGATGTCAAAAGACGATCTGAGAGAAGCACTTACACTTATTCAAAGAATAAGACGAGGAAGGATGCTAAAAAGAATTAAATCTAAAATACAAAGAGGAGCAAGATTAGCAAGAAGAAGAGTCGCTAGTTTGGCAACCCTAACTAAAAGAGCAAGAAGAGCTGCTCGTAACCTAATCATTCAAAAAATTACAAAAGGCGTTTCAAAAGGAGATCTTCCTTTTGCACGTCGACAAGAATTAGAAAGAAGATTAGAAAAACCTGCTATTTCAAGAAGACTAGCTACAATAGCAAAGAGGTTGATACCGCAAATGAGAAAAGCCGAAGTACAAAGAAAACAAGCAGCGAGGGCAAAATAATAATGATAAAAGGTTTTAGTCAATTTTTAGTTGAGGAAGAAAAGAATGTTTTCTTTACGTTCGGTAGAATGAATCCACCAACGATAGGTCATGGTTTACTTGTTGACAAACTTGCTTCTATGTCTGGCCGTAACCCTTATAGAATTTATCTTTCACAATCACAAGATTCTAAAAAGAATCCTTTGTCATATAATGATAAAGTTAAGTTTTCTAGGAAGATGTTTCGAAAACATGCTAGATCAATAATGATGAATAAAAAAGTTAAGACTGTTATGGACGTCGGTACAGCACTTTATGATGAAGGATTTAGAAGTATAACAATGGTAGTTGGTAGTGATAGAGTAAGAGAGTTTAAAGTATTATTAGGTAATTATAATGGTAAAAAGAGTAGACACGGATTTTATAATTTTAAAGATATTAATGTCATGTCTGCTGGCGAAAGAGATCCGGATAGTGATACAACATCAGGTGCCTCTGCAACAAAACAAAGACAAGCAGCAGCGGATAATGACTTCGTTAAATTTTCACAAGGTCTTCCAAAAGATTCTTCTAATAAAGATGCAAAGGCCTTGTTTAATGCAGTGAGAAAAGGAATGGGATTGAAAGAAGAAACAGATTTTAGAAACAACGTAAAACTTGATTCTGTATCTGAAATTAGAGAAAAATTTGTCAATGAAAAAATTTACAATGTTGGCGATCAAGTAGTAATTAAAGAAACAGATGAAGTTGCAACAATATCTCACAGAGGATCAAACTATGTGATATTAGAAAAGAGCGATAATACTATAGTTCGTAAATGGATAGATGCTATTGAAGCATTAGATGCAAAAGAAATACAAGCGATAGGATGGAATAACTACAAAAAAGATAGCAAAAAGAGTATGTATCCCGACTATCCAGACAGAGGAACTGATGCATCCGCAATGAAGGCTATGAGTATTACACCAGGACAAGCAATGGCGACAATAATGCCAGGAAAAAAATTAAACTTTAAAAAGTTTACTGAAGTTCAAGATCCTGTTAAGTTAGCCAAAGATAGAGCGGCAAGAAGAAGTGCAGTCGCTGATAGGAGAAAAGCTGCCGTTGATAGAAGAAATGATGCTGCTATTGACAGAGCAATAATGGTAAAAGCAAGAATGAAGACAAGGAATAATTAAGGGAGAAAATTATGTCTAAACTAAATATATTTGAGGAGTATGCAGATCTTTTTGAAGCAGAAGATATCGATCCAAAAGAATATGATTACGAAGGAGAGATGGCAAAGGACCAATTGGTAACAATGGCTGATGCTGCATCGGAACTGCATGATATGTTAGATGATACTGAAAATCTCCCAGAATGGTGTCAGAATAAAATATCAAAAGCAACAGATTATATCGATACAGTTAGAGACTATATGCTAGCAAAGAAGACTAAAGCTGGTGGAGCTGAACTTGATGATATTGAAAAAGATATGAAAGAGTATAAAGAACTGAATCCTACAAAAGCTGTTAATAAAATGGTTAATACTTTAGCTAAAAAAGTAAAGAGTATGAAAAAGAACGAAGGTAACGTTGATGAAATCTCAGTAGGAATGAGAAACAAATATTATGATGCCGCTAAAAAATCACATGATAGAGCAGGAAATTCAGCTTTTGCCAGACATCTTAGAAAAGAACCTGGTATAGAAAAAGATTTAGATACAATGCGTAAAAGAAAAGCCGGTATAAAAATAGCTAAGAATCAAGCTATCAAAAATATCAGAAGAGAATTGTATCCAAAGAAAAAGAAAAATGAAAACGTCGATCCTACATTAGAGCAATGGAAGCAAAAATTATCTGAATCTGTTGTTATAGAAAAATTAAAAGTTTCTGATGGAATGGGTGCATGGGTAAAGGACTTTCAAAAAAGTGATGCACCTCAATTCAAAGGAAAAGACGATAAAGAACGAAGAGATATGGCAATAGCCGCTTACTTATCAGCTAAAGAAGGGAATTAAAATGATTGATAATGAAGATAATGAAATTAATAATAAAATTTATGCAGCGTATAAACTAGCAACTCAAGGTTCAACAGTTGATCAGCAAAGAAGTGAGATTGAAGAAAAGATCAAAGGGTTACAAGCAGAACTCGATACTTTAAATAAAGTTGAACCACCAGTAGAAGCAGCACCAGAGGAAAGTGATGAAAACATTTAAATCTTTTTTAGAAGGCACAGGTAAGAAAAAAGGCGAAACGTGGGAAGCCGGTTATAAGCGTAGGGTTGTAAAAACTACAAAGCCTGAGCACAAAGATAAAGGTTACAATTGGAGAATCAAGGGTAAAGAAAGACCTGAGATTTCAATAAGGTTATACAAAGAAAAGCCATCACAGGCTCAGTTTAACAAACAAATGAGAAGGGTAGCAGGTCATGAATTCGGAGGTTAAAAAATTTAAGAGTTACTTAAGGATAGATGAGTATTGCGAAGAATGTAATTTATATGAGGACCTAGAGATAACTGAAGCGGAATATCAAGGAAAAAAAGTAACACTTAATGACCCTATTCGCGCCAATGATGGAAAGAAAAAATTTCATGTATACGTTAAAAATGAAAAAGGTAATGTAATAAAATTAGGATTTGGCGATCCAAATATGGAAATAAAAAGAGACGACCCTGCAAGGCGTCGATCATTTAGAGCAAGGCATAACTGTGATAATCCAGGACCAAAATGGAAAGCAAGGTACTGGTCATGTTATCAATGGAGAGCCGGTGCAAAGGTAGATAATTAATGTTAACATTTAAAACATATATTTCAGAAGATGGTCCTTGTTGGGATAGCCACAAACAAGTTGGCATGAAGAAAAAAGGAAACCGAATGGTTCCTAACTGTGTACCAAAAGAAGAACGTGCAGATAGACAACGTGAAGATCCAGATATTGGTGATAGAAAAGGTTCGCAACCTGCAATATATCATAAAGGAATGTCTAAATCAAAAAAGTTAGCGAGAGATAGACAATTTAAGAAACAAACTAAATTACCATCGCACATGGCTAAGGATGCGCCAGGCGATAAAGCTGCTCGAAAGAAACCAATGCCAAAGTCTAAACATACATTGGCATATCATAGAAAGTTTGGAAACAAGAAATGACCATAAAAAAGAAAACTGTAGATGAGGGAACTTACAAAGTAGAGATAGAAGGTCTTCCCAAGATGTACATCGATACAGATAATCCAGGAGAACTTAGAAGAGACCTTAGAAAGATCGTAAGAAAAGTTGATATGGTTAAAAACGTTGAAAGAGTTCAAAAGTCTGAAGTAAGAAAAGATTTGCAGTTAAAAATACAAGGAAAAGACGACATGGAAGAAAATAAGAGACCAGGATTATGGGCTAATATGCATGCGAAGAAAAAACGTGGAGAGGCACCAGCTAAAAAAGGCGATAAAGACTATCCAAGTGATGACGCTCTAAAAAGAGCTCGTGGAGAGAATGTAGATGAACTTGCAATGGGTCAAGGAGTAGAAATTAAAAAAACAGCAGTTGGAGACAGACCAAAAGGTATTGGTTGGAGTCTCAAAAAATCAGGTCAACAGACTGGAAAAGATCATGACGTCTGGCATAGAGTAACAAAGCCAGTTGCACAACCAAAAATAAGAGCGGGGTCAACAATGTACAGCAGTAAGAACGAATCATTTTTCTTTGTAACAGAAGATCAAATTAAAAGAGATGGCGCAAAGATTAAGAAAGCGTATGCAGCAATAGCTACAGAAGATATGAATGTAATAACTAAACATCTTAAGAAACAAGGTATAGATCACGATCATGACAAAGGTGAATTATATGTAAGAAGACAAGATCATAGAGATGTTATGAATCATCTTAACGACTTGATGAAAAAGAAAATGATCAAGAGTAAACCTCCTGTAACTGCAGAAAAGTTAGACAAAGATGATGAACCATTTATAAAGAATTTAATAAAGAATCTTAGAAAGGGTTCAAAAACTCACGGTGGTCAGGCTGATGATTTAGAAAAGGCAATGAAAGAATCAGTAACTCAGACACCTGGTGATAGTTATCATCACTTACAAAAAGCAAAAAGACTAGCTTCAGCTGACGGCCATGATTATGATAAGCTTCCAAAGTATCACAGAGGAAAAGATGTACCTCATCAAGCTCATTACGATGATAAAGCTAAAAATGAAGCAAGAGGTGTACCCAGAAATTATACAAAGAAATTTTCAAATTTGAATTTGAAGAAAGCAAGAGAACTCATGAGCCCTGCAAAACATAGACAGGACGGTATTGATCGTATAGCAAAAGGTATGGGTATCAGTAAAGCTAGGGCAGCTAAACATCACGATGATGTTATGAAGTCTTATGGATTTAAAACTGAAGATAAAGGTCGTGGACCTACAGGAATAGCTTATTCTCTTCCAAAAGGTCATCCAGACGCAGAAAATCCTGCAACAGGAAAAAAATACCCTGAAAGACAGACTGATAAGTATAAAGCAGATTATGCAAAGAACAGTCCTCTAAAGTTAAGTGGAAAATTTGCAAAGAATGAATCTGATGACTATCACTATTCAACAGGCGAACCACTTAATAAAAAGTTATCACCTAAAGCGCAAAAAGCAAAAGATGCTCAAGCAAGAATAGACAAGAAGTTTGCACCTGGTGGAAGTTACTCAAAAGGTGCTGATCAAATTAGAAAAGTTATTGCTAAAAATGAAGCTATGGATCCAGTAACATTAGGAAAAATGCAGGCTCAAGCTGCGGCCACTCAAAGAGCGAATCAAAAGAAAAGAGATGAAAAAGAAAAAAAAGATATGGCCAAAAAAGCAACTCATGAAATGGTAACACGTAGAGGCAAGCCGATATTTCAACCAAAGCCGGGTGATTCACCTGAAAGAACTGCAATGATCAAGTCAACTCAAGCTAGTTTACAAAAAAGAAAAGACAGACTAGCAAAAGCAAAAAAAGACAGGGCAGCTGCTTATAAGGCAGGTAAACCATTTGATATGGTAAGAGCACTAGGTTATGGTAAATCAGTAGAAGCAAATGAAGAAAAAAAGAAGAAGAAAGGTCTTGCCGCAAAAGCTGAAAAGTCTGGAATGCCACTTGGTATATTAAGGCAAGTATACAATAGAGGAATGGCTGCGTGGAAAACTGGTCATAGGCCTGGAACCACACCTCAGCAATGGGCAATGGCTAGAGTAAATTCATTCGTAACAAAATCCTCAGGTACTTGGGGTAAAGCCGATAAAGATTTGGCCGCTAAAGTAAGAGCAGCTAAAAAATAACTATAAATAGTAACTAGTAAAAAGGTATTAACATGGAAGTTTTAGGACAACGACTAGATCGTATAGAAGATAAATTAGATAAGTTGGCAGACGCTATGGTCGCAATGGCACGTGCAGAAGAAAAGTTAGAGGCTCTACAGAACGAGCATAACAAGATGTATGAACGTGTCAATCGTTTGTCCGCAAAACTTGATGATATCGAAAGTGGAGTTCAAGAGAATTCTAAGACCGTTCAGGTCATCAACAAACTATTCTGGGTCGCTATTGTTGCGGCTTCTGGCGCTATAGCCGCAAACATTTGGATGTAAAAGGAGAAAAAAATGGATCATTCTGATATAGATCACGGAAACATGACCAGCGCCTATCTTAAGGTCATTCGTGGTGAAAAACAAGAAACATTAAAAGAGATTGTTACTCCCGGAGGGGAACAATTAGATGAAGCAAGACTCGTAACAAGAGATGGTAAGTTTATTGTCATGACTGATAACGATACCGAAGCAGCAACTTTTGAAGACAGAGAGTCAGCTTTAGAATATATTAAAAACAATAAAGAAAAGCTAATGGTACGCGATGATAAAGCCAAACCAGCCACTACCGATAAGATAGAAGCTAAAGAAGGAAAAGAAGTATTTATCGTCCCAGAAGAAATTGTTGATACAAAAGAAAGAAATGCTTTCATGGGTGCTGCTGCCGCCGCTCATAAAGCGGGTAAGTCTCATTTTAACTTTGCTGGTAAAAAACATAAAGTTACTATGAGTAAAGATACAGCGAAAGCTATTAATAACAGCGTTAAAGAAGATGCAAGAGATCATTGTCATTCAAAAGATCATGATTGTGCCACTATAGTACATCATCCAAAATGGGGTATAGGCAAACCAATATATGAAAGCCACGCGATACCAACTGATGATGGATATGTAGCATGGTATGATGTAGAGTTTGATCATGGAATCGAAAGAGAAGTTCCTACTAAAGATATGACAGTTTATACAACTGAAAAGCATAAGATGAATGCGGCTAAAAAAGTAAAAGAGGAAATGAAATGTGGTCCTGGGCAGTACTATTGTAAGTCTTCAGGTACGTGTAAGCCGATTCCAGATGGCATGAAGGTAGATGATAATGGAGATCTTGTGAAGGAAGCTGTAAAATATCCTCATGCAATGTATGATCCAAAGACTGGAGAAAAGGTTATGGCTAAAACTCCAGCTGATCATAACAAGTACGATAAAATGGGATACACTCATGAAAAGCCAAAGATTGATGAAAACAATCCTGCTCATTTTGCCGCTATAGCAAAAGCTAATGCTAAAAGAGATAAAGAAATGGGTAGATCACCTACACCTAATATGAATGATCCTAAGTTTAAGATGACAAAAAGGGATGGAACCAAAGATCGTATGAATCCTACAGGAGCTTTAACTGGTTATCGATCAAAAATAGAATCTGCAAATCCAATGTCTAAGTTAACACCAACTCAAAGACAAGCTCTTTCAAGAATGAAAGTTAAGAAGAAGGGTGATGTAACTTTACCAGGTATGGATCTTTTAAAGAAAACTGAAAAACCGAAGATGAAACCTGGAAGACAGAGTCAGATAGTAAAGTATGAAGGATATGAAGCTGATGTATCAAAGTTCATGAATAAGCACGGAATTGATCATCATTGGTCTGGTGGTAAACTACACGTGGATAAAAAAGATCATGCTCGTGCAGATAAGAAACTAGAGAAAAAATATGGTGGTTATGGACCACGTGGTGCAAAGATGAAACCACAGCTACACATCAATAAGGAGTCAACCTCGGTTACAAGATCAAACTGGCTAGAAAAGTTTTATGAAAAAAGAAATAGCATGAATGAAGACTATAAACAATCTCCACATGCTGGTAGTGATGATACAAAAGATTCTTTCGCAAAACAATTATCTACTAGGAAAGGCGAGGAAGCATTTGTAAAGGCTCACGAAATTCAAACTCCTGAGTACGCTGATGGTCCAACCGTTAATATCAAGACATTTAAAGCTATGACAGCAGGTGTCAATGGTCCTAAGTACAGATCAAATGATAATAGCCAAGGAGATAAAACACCAGTTGAACCTGTTAATGTAGGAAAAGCTGGGCAAGTAGGAGCAAAGGATTAATACTATGAAAAAATTTAAAGCTTTTTTAGAGGAAGAACTTAATTCATATATGGCGACCACTAAAACAATGCAAGGCGTAGTTCATGCTAGAGATGAAGATCATGCAAGAGAGATCATGAGAAAGAAACATGGTGCTAAAGGAGATATTAGTTTAAGGTTAAAAGGACCTGTAAGTAAAACTCAAAGAGTAGCTCATGGTGCAAGACCGAGGCGTGAAGGCACTGAAGTTAAAGAAATATCAAAGAAGACAGTAGGTAGTTATATTAAGAAAAGAGTTTATGATGTTGGCTCTGCCGCTGGTAGAATGACAGGAGATTACGGAATAGGTCCTGAAGAAAAGAAAAAAAATAGATCTAAAGCTGTTAGTCAATATGTGAAATATCAAAAAGGCACTAATAGAGCTGTAGATAAATTAACAGGAAAGGCTAGAGTTCCTGCAACTTAATTAGTACATTTATTATGCAATTATTTGATAAGTTAACTGAAGACAATCTTTTGTTATATGCCGCAAAGCAGTATTACAACCCGACTTGTATAGATCCTGAAGAATTTTATGAAGATCTAAATCGGTTTAAGTATATTAAAAGATTAGTCAACAAGTATTTAGAAACTGGTAAGATATCAGAAAGATTGATATTGAATCATATGATAACAGTTTTTAATGCCTTTGATATAAAACCAACTCTAAAAATATTAGAGTTTAAATTTGATGGAAGACAGTGGGAGGTTTTAAAACCTTTCTTAGTGTTTTTAAAACATATAAAGAATGATGAGTATGTTGAAATAAAAATGGATAAACACGTAATAGAACAACTGAGGAAGATTTAAAATGGGAATGATTAAAAGAGCAGCGGATCTTGTATATACTTTTAGATTCTTAACTTTATTAGTTACTCCATTTGAAAAGACCGAAGCTTTTAAATTAGGTTTGCTTGACGCAAAAGGAAAGAAACTTAAGAAAGCAAAAACCGCTGAAGAAAAAAACGCATACACACCTTTTCACAGATTAGTATTCAATATTAAGAGACTGATGGAAAAAGTTCCAGGTGGTTCTTCTTCTGTTGCCTCATATGCTGCAGCATTGTATCTCATCAAAGAACAAAATGGTTTAAAAGAAAAAGATATAAAACAAATCGTTGAAAAGTCTGGATTTGAAACTTATGATTTCTTAGCAGAAAAAAGCGATTGGTTTATTTTAGAAGATGGAATGATATCGCCAGGAATGTATAAAGTTAAGTATAGTAAGATCGTAAATAGTACATACGAAGAGTTAGTACAAAAAGGAGATAGAGTTAGAATACATGACAATGCATATCCAGTAGGAGAAGTATTTGGACTTCCGATATATGAAGCAACTCATGATAAATCAAATCAAAAGATTTATCTAGCATCAGAGGAGTTGTTAGCGTAATGGCAGATCCAAAAGTTGGAACAGGTAAAAAACCAAAGGGTTCAGATAGAAGATTATATACTGATGAGAATCCTGATGATACCGTAAGAATTAAGTTTGCTACTAATGCAGATGCAAAAGCTACAGTGGCTAAAGTAAAAAAAGTAAAAAAACCTTTTGCTCGAAAGATTCAAATATTAAATGTCGGTCAACAAAGGGCTAAAGTTATGGGTAAGAAAGCGGTAGTAAATACATTTGAAAAAGGTAAAAATCAGATAAGAGCAAAAGAAATGGCGAAGAGAGAAAAGAAGAAGGAAACAAATGAAATGTCAAATAGAACCAGAGATGGACATAATCAAAGGGCCTATGATAGACAAATAGGCCAACTTAAAAAGTTTCTCGATAGAAAGAAAAGATTATTTCCTGAAAGACCAAAAGATAAACCAACACAAAAAGAAGAAGTTCCTGGAAATGCTATTGCACGTGGAGGAGTCGACATGGCTCCAAACATGGGACCAAGATTTAAAGCTCATGATGTTACAGATAAAAGATATAAAAAAGATAAAATTCCAAGAGTACTTAGAAGATTTAAGTCATACATAACAGAGCCTCAATGATTAAATTTAAAACATATGTAGTTGAAAAATGGAAAGATCCACACCATAGTGAAGAGCATGATGAAGTTCATACTCAACTTGGTGTACCAAAGCACGTATTTCCAGATCATGTTAATAAACAGCTCAAGCATCTTTCTAATAAATCTAATTTTGAAAAGGCAATGAAATCTGCTAAGACAACTCATATTCATCATTCTGATAAGAACCTTCATAAGATGGGTAATACAGACGCTGCTGACAAAAGAGGAATAATGCATAATCCAGAGATTGATGATTCCAAAAGAAAAAGAGTGTCAAGTCAGTACGATAAAGCATCATCTAAAAATAAAATGACGAAACCAATAATATTACATCATAAAGCAAGTGGTCATAAACATCTATTGGCTGGAAATACCAGGTTGACACATGGTGTACAAGATAGAAAAGAAAAAGTTCCAGTCCACACAATAGAGTATTAAATTATGGCAAGACTTTACGGTATATTATTAATCCTTGGGATACTAGGTGTAGTTGGATACGCATGTTATTCATACTATACGTCAACACAAGAACGAATCGCAGTTCTCACATCCAACAACGCTAAATTAGAAACGGCCTTATCATCTACAAAGGTCGCTTTTGAAACATATCAAAATAACGTAAAAGATGAGATTGAAAGATTCAAAGCAGAAATCAAGAGACAACAAGAATTAAATGATGAGTTAAACAATAACTTACAAAAAGTGAAAGCCAACAATAAAGTAATAACAGACTTGTTAGCAGAAAACGATATAATTAAAAATAGTCTTGCAGACCCGCAAGCAACAGAGGATAAAATAAATGAAGAAGTGGACTTATTTTTTGGCGCTATTAATTGTGCCTCTAATAGTAAATGCGTGCAGCAAAGCGACTGAAAAAGAAATCGTAACTGTTCCTCAGGTAGTGGAGACTCCTAAGATTGATGCTCCACAAATACGTATAGTACAAAGGCCTATACCAATTGAGATGAAGAACGCAGACATTATTGTCGTAACTGAAAATAACATAGATGAAGTAATTGATAGGGTTGTTAACACTCAAGGTGAATTTGTTTTATACGCAATGACAGCTCAAAGTTTCGAATCATTAGCTTTAAACTTTGAACAAATTAAAAGATTCATAGAAGCTCAGAATCAAGTAATATTATATTATGAAAAATCTGTTATAATCGAAAAGGATTTAGAATGAAATTAAAAGATATGTTTAAAGTACTCAAGAAACCAACTGAAGAGACTGAAGCACTACAAAACATGGGTGTTATAAAAAAGTTTAATCACAGAGTACGTAAAGACGGCGAGAAAATGAGCGATAAAGAAAAAATGGACAAAGGATTCAATGGAAAAACATACAGCATTAATGGTCTTGAGTGGGACTTTTAAAAGTCTTATGATACTACTTATGTTTATTATGTTTTTTGCAGATGATGACGAATTAATAAGACCTAGGCCAACAGGACTAGGAGCTAGAGAACAAATAATGAAAGGTGATTAATATGTCAGTTATGTTTTTAATGTTCTTAGGAATAACATTTCATGAATTAAATTCTGAATTTATAGAAACTGTAAAAGAGTATGAAAAGAAAGGATACGTATGGAAGTACGATCCAGATTTTATATCAAAAGATAGTTTAGCTATAGCACTCGAAGGAAATGGAAAAAGACTAGTTATACAAAAAATGAAAAAGGAGTAAACATGTGGGAAATGATTGAACGTATGGCTGGTGACAGACTTTGGATTTATACTGCTATTGCAGGATCATTACTTGGTGCAGCTTTTTTAGCATGGTTTCAAGGAACAAGAATGGGAATATGGGCTTATGGAATATTTGATAACACATTAAATTTTCTTGTCGAAAGATGGGGTTGGACTTGGTTCAAAACTGATCATGATGCATGGAGAAAAAAATATCCTCATATAACAAAAAAGTTAGATGAGGTTGATGAGAGAATCAGTAGACTTGAAGATGACAATTGACTGTTTGATAGTTGTTGATGCATTTGATAGTTGGCCGGAAGAAGATCTTAAAAAATATCCATTTCTTGACAAAGAAACTAAATTATTTGGTCAATATTTAAATCATACTATAAATTTAATTAGACCAAACTGTAGAATTTTTCATGCAAGGACAATTCCAGATAGGCCTCTTATGAAAGAAATCGATACCAGTCAAGATACGATAATTGATGAAGATCAGCCTTCTATTTCGGTACTACCAAATTTTGATAATTATTATATCTGTGGATATCATCTTAGTAGATGTATCCAACACAAAGCCGATAAATTGTTTAAACAAGGAAAACCTTTTGAATCTATCAGAATAGTTCTTAATATGTCTATGATGTTTCCTGGAGATACTCTTACACAATGTTTAAGGCATCTTAAAGCTGAAAACACTTATATGTATAATCATGGAGTTGGATTTCAAAAACTTTATGATTCATTGTCCCCAGGAAATATTATTCATAGCTTTTTTGAACTAAAAAATGTATAAATAGACGAAAGGAGTTCATTTATGGTTTCAAGAACGTTTAAAGTAGCAAAAGCATTTGGATCGGCTGGAGTTCTTTCAAAGGCAACTCAAGCAGTTCCGGAAGCAGTAGGAGGTGTAACAACTGCTGACTCAGCTAACGTACTTGGAACTGCTGATGCTGGTGTGTCGAAGTTTAGTACTAATGATAAGAAATTGTTTGTTTATAATGGTACTGCTTGGGATAAAATATTGTCAGGTACTGATGGTCCACCTATTTGGGATAGTGGAGGAAGTGCTGTTACAGTTCCAAAAGCTCTGTCGCGGAACTACAACTTTAACACGAATTTAGCAACTTTAGATTCTCAAAGAGTTACTCTTAGTGTAAGCGCTTCAGATCCTGATGGATTTCCTATAATTTATTCTTCTGATCAACATCCGGCATCAAACAATTTAATAGACAGTGTCACACAAACATCTTCAGGCGTGTTTAGAGTTACACCAAACATCATGAGTGGTGAGAGTAACGCAAACGATACTGTAAGTTTCAGAATACTTGCTTCAGATGGAGCGCGTGTTGCTACTGGATCAACTGTTTTTAGTATTAGTTACTCTAAATTTACTATTTACAAGAAAGGTGCGGCTTCAAATGGATTTTGGGGAAGTACTTATGGTGCTAACTGGAACTATGGTGTTGATGGTCAATCAGGTATAGGTGGCGAAATTGCTGATGACGGAACGACTCAAATATTAAACAAGTTTGGAGAGTACTGGTTATTGCCAAGCACAAACTTTACAGCTGACTTAAAGATGTGGGGAGCTGCAGGATCAACAGCTTCAGATGGTGTAGCTGGTAGTGGTACTGATACTGATGCAGGTTTAAGTGCCTATAGTGGCTTTGGCGGATATACGTACGCAAGAATGGCATTTACGGCAGGACAATACTACACTATCATCGTAGGACAAGGTGGTGCGTTTGGTACTGGAAGTGGAAATAGTCATGGTCCTCCAGCATCATTTGGTGGAGGAGGTCATGCAGGTAGAGCAAACAATGGTGGTCATCAACACGGTCGTGGAGCTGGTGGTGGACTTACCGGTATATTTCTAGGAAAAGAATTCGCTGATGTCAACGCCGTGCATACCGCATCACTATTAATCGCAGGTGGTGGCGGAGGAGGATATGGTCAACAAGGTGGCGGTGGATCAGGTGGTGGAACAAGTGGATCAAACTCTGGCGCATCAAGAGGCGGCGGTGGCGGAACACAGTCTGCTGGTGGTGCTGCCGGAGGTGGATCTTATGGTTCCGGAACTAAGTCTGCAGGCGGCAAAATATTAGGTGGTTCTAGTTCTAATAGAACCGGAGTATACTCACCATCTGGAGGAGGTGGTGGATACTATGGTGGTGGTTCAGGTGCACCTAATAACTATGCAGGTGGTCCAGGTGGTGGTGGATCTGGATATGTCAAGTCAGACGCAAGTATAACAAACAGTGGAATGAACACAGCTACTGCTTGGAATTCTGATGGTCCCTCACCGGGAAGAGATGAATCAGAATGGGGTGATGATGCTGGTGTTGGAAATTTTGATCATAATTCAACAACAGCAAATCCATATAGTGGTAGTGCACCTGAAACAGATATTGCAGGCTGGAGAAGAGTGAAGCCTGGTAGATTTGCAATTATTCCGGTAGAATAATGAGTTTAAAAAGGTAAAGAAATGACATCGAGATCAAGAAAAATAGCAAAAGCATTTGGATCGGCTGGAGTTCTTTCAAAGGCAACTCAAGCAGTTCCTGAAGAAGTAGGAGGTACGGTTGCTGTTAGTGATACTCCACCAAGTAATCCGAATAATGGTAAGTTCTGGTGGGACTCAACAACAGCTAAACTATATGTTCGTTATGAAGATGGCAGTTCTAATCAATGGGTAACTGTAAACGGTGCCGACGGTGCTGATGCTACTGTTACATCTTACAGTAATTTAGCTGGTTTTCCTAGTTCTGGTAATAGTGTAGGAGATTTTGCTTTTGCACAAGATACAAAAGCAATATATCTCTGGGACGGTACCGAGTGGGATAGAATTAGCTCAGGTGGTGATGAAATTCCTACATTGACTACAACACCATCATCAACTCATAGTTTAAATAGTAATGGAACAACATCAACGATAACAATTGCCGCTTCAGATCCAGATGGTTTTCCAATCACGTACTCGCACGACACGAATCCATCAAGTCCTAATCAAGTAACAAATATCACAAATTCTGGTGGTACATTTACATTGACACCTTCAACAAACTCAGCCCACGCCGGCAACTTTACATTAAGACTTAAAGCAAGTGATGGTGTTAGTATTAAATCTCATTCAATAAACGTGGCGTTATCTTTCAATACTACATTTACTTTTGATACTTCTGAGTCTACTATTAATACTAATTATACTGCTGATAATAAAGTAGAAGTGGTAGTGTCGGCAGGTAGTGCGGCGGCAACAGCACAACAGTCTGGTAAACTCGGTAAAGGATATCTTGAATATAAAATGATTAATATAATGAGTACACTTATGGTAGGTGTACAAGTCGGAACAAATACAGGTGGTTACAACGCTTCAACTGGACATTACACTTATGCTAATAATGGTGGTGGATACCCAGGAGGTTATGGTGCAACGGTAGGAGGTAGTGGAGGATTTACTAATAATGATATAATAATGATAGCTTATGATACAGACGCCGGTTCAAATGGACAAATTTGGTATGGTAAAAATGGAACTTGGAGATCTGGTGTAGTGCCAGGAGTTAATGCAGGAAACGATCTAGGCACAGATGCAAGTTCGGTTGGACTTCAGCCTGCTTTTCATAATGGTTCTAGTAGTTCTGGTACTGCTCAAGTAGAAATCATAAGTCATACTCAAGGCGCACAATATACAATACCAACTGGTTGGAGTTTAGCATAATGGCCATAAATTTTCCAGATAGTCCAAGCAATGGAGATGTTGCACACGGATTTACTTATGATTCTACTAAAGGTGTTTGGAATTCAGCAGGAGTTGCTGATACCGCTGTAACAGTGTACGCAAACTTGGCCGCATTTCCGAGTTCAGGTAATACTGCTGGTGATTATGCTTTTGCTACAGACACAAAAGCGTTGTATGTTTGGGACGGAGCAGAATGGGACAGAATAAGCACTGGTAATAACGAAACACCAAGACTTACTACAACACCAGCATCAACACATAATTTAAGTGGTAGTGGATCGACTACACAGATAACAATTGCCGCCTCAGATCCTGAAGGATTTCCGATTACATACTCATATGATACAAATCCAGCAAATCCAAATCAGATAACCAATGTTGCAGAGAATAATGGTGTATTTACACTAACACCTTCAACTAATACTGCACATGCTGGTAACTTTACATTAAGACTGAAAGCAAGTGATGGTATTTCTACTATTTCTCACCCTATAGCTGTGTCGTTAAATTTTAATACCACATTTACATTTGATACATCTAGTGGTGTTATTAATAGTAATTATACTGCTGATAATAAACTTGAAGCTTATGTGCAGAACTCTGATGCACCTGCGGTATCATCACAATCTGGTAAACTTGGTAAAGGCTACCTCGAAATCAAATTTATTAGTACTACTAATGCCGCAGATCCAATGTTAGGTTTACAAGTCGGAACAAGTACAGGTAAATATCATCAAGGCGGTGCATGGATTCACGTTGTCAATGGTAAAGGTTGGCCCAGTAACGATTATGCATATGGACTTGGTGGATCCGGATCCAACTCTATTGCCGTTAATGATATATTAATGATAGCTTATGATACAGCTGCAGGTTCGAACGGACAAGTTTGGTTTGGTAAAAATGGAACTTGGGGTAGGAATCCAGCATCTACTACAGGATATGGTGTTAATGCCGATGCAAGTTCGGTTGGATTTCGTGTTGCGGTTGATGGGACAAATGCTTCAAAACAAACGCATCAAATAGAAATAATAAGTCATACACAAGGCGCTCAGTATACAATACCAACAGGTTGGGCTTTAGCATAGGAGAGAAACATGGTATCAAGATCG